TATTGTCAACTCGGAAGATTCTGTAGTATTGGTTAGAACGCGCAGTGGCAAGACCGTCAGCAGGAGCATTACCAACATATGGGTTTGATGCCATGCCGTAACGAGTCTTGAAACCAATCTTAGGTTGGAACGTATCTTCAGCAACAGCGCGGAACATTTGCAGAGGGACGTATGGGCAGTAGAATACACCTGAGTCATAAGGGTTAGTACCTTTATAACCAACAGTGATGTAGTCAGCAGTGCTATACGGATCAATGTAAACCTTAGTGCGACCGTTTAATACGCCAGCAAAAGTATTACCCGTGTCATCTACTTGCAAAGAAGTAGAAAGAGCAGGTGAATAGTCAAGCATGCCAGAAGCAGAAAGAGCAGTCGCAACGTCTGAAGAACAGATTACGATGTTACCCTTGCCGCGACGAGTTGCTTTAGCAATTGCGTTACATTCACGCTCGAGGTGAACGATTAAACCTTTATACTTCTCAACAGACCAACGACCATCAGCATCAACAGAAAGATCGAAGATACCTTTAGTAGCGTTAGTGGCTTGTTGTGCACCCAATACTGCTTGTGAGTTAATCGTACGAACTACTTCACGATTAATTTCAGCAAGAATTTCAGTAGAAAGGATGTTAGCAAGTTCTGTTTCAGCGTCAAGACCGTGGATTGCTTTAAGATCTTGTGCCAATTCAATTGTGTATTCTGCCTTGAGAGCACGTGACTTAGCAGTAACGGTTGCTTTCTCAATGGTGAATCCCATTTCGTTGAATTGCTCTCCACCAGTGCTGCCGAGTAATTCAGCAGTAGCAGTAGACATACCGCCAGCAAAAGTAGCAGGGTGTGCGTTGTCGGAATCGCCAATGTCGCCGTCGTTATCAGTATCAACAACGCCAGCAAGACCAGAAGGACTAGCGCCTTGTGTGGCAGCAGAATCACCAGAGTAATAAGTCTGTGCTTCGTTGAACAATGCTTCTGTTCCAGAAGTAGTAGCACCAGCCAAAGTCTTGTACTTGCTCTTCATAGCAAAGATAAGACCAGTAGGACCAGTCATAGGTTGAACACCACAGATGTCGTATGCCATCAAGTTAGGCATTGCACGACGTACGAGTGCGATCAAAACAGGATTCCAGTTATCGACAGCACCACCAGCACCACCGAAAGAACCACTACCAGCCATTGTGCCAGCTTCCATCAAAGACTGCTCGCCGCTTTCACGGAAGGCGATTTCTTGGTTTTCTAAAATTTGTGCAGTAACAGCACGACGATGTGAATCACCGATTTTACCGGCAGATTCTTCGTTGAGCACAGGTGCCCATTTTTCCATTAGTGTATCGTAAGACATTTCTTACTCCTTAGTTGTTTTTTTGATTGCTTGTAAATAACGATCCATAGTAGAAGTAACATCTGCGGGAACGTCGTTCGCCCAGTCTTCAACTATTTCTTCTGATTCTTCGATGATTTCTTTCTTAAAGTAAGATTCTTTAACAGTTTTAACTTTATGTGCAAAAGATTCTTCGTCTTCGAAATCTAAAGATTCAACTAATGATCGTAGTTTTTCAACTTCAGTTTGTGCAAGGTCATTAGCAGATTCACGAATAATCGTTTCACGCTTTTGCACTTCTAATTCTTCGTTTAATGACATCATTGCTTCGGTCGCAGAATTAAGTTTTTCTTCTAATTCTTCAACTTCAGAAGCAAGTTCGTCAACTAGATCGACCTTAGATTCTGGTACTTCGATGTAAGATTCAACGAACAAACTCTTAAGCGAGCTCATGAACCCTTCAGCGATTTCAGTACGCAAACCTTGCTCGATAGCAAGATGGTTTGTTTCCATCCATTGCTCAACTACATAGTTGAGGTAGTTATCAACTTTCTCGACAAGATCAGCGCGGTTGCTCTGAACTTCTTCTTCGAGTTTTGTGTGATATTCATTTTCCAAACGATCAACTTCTTCAGCGATCTTGGAACGAATTGCAGTTTCGAAAATTACAGCAGTCTTCCCTTTGAACTCGTCAGAGAGAGTTGCTTCTGATTCAACCAATTCACTCAATTCTTGGGAGAAATCGTAAGAATCTTCGGGCAGTTCAACTGCTTCTTCTTCAACTTCACCAAACTCTTCGTGCATTTTAGCATATGCTGCAGCTAATTGGTCTTTTTTCATACCATTCATTTTGCTGTACATTGCGTTGATCATACCTGCTTTAGTTTTCGGCATTGGGCTCTGTTTTACAGAACTTGATGCGTCTGCGACTGATGCTACGGATTGTGCCTCAGCATTTTTCGTATCGTGAGCTTCCTCGATTTGGTTGTCCTCATCGTGAAGATCAAGGTCTAAATTATCTTCAGACATATTTGACTCCTATTTATTTGATTTGAGCAACGAGAGGAAATTTTTAAACTCACGAACCTGAGTCTCATAGAGATCAGTACGCGGAGCCTTTTTAATTTCAGTCTCCATTTTTTCAATCACTTGAGGTTCAATAATGCCATTATTCCAGACCCACTCAACGCCTTCCATGATTCCATTAACAAATGCTGCCGGAGCCGATGGATCTTGTACGATATCTACCGTGTTAAGAATAAAGTCGTCTTTCACGACCATTGTGCCATTTTTGTTCTCAAGACTACCCATACCACGAGTTGAGACACCTAGTTGAACGCCACCTTCAAGAAGACCTTTTACAATCTGTCCCATAGGAGTATCCAATATTTGTGCCTTTCCAACAACATCATTACCTTCCCACTGAAGGTCGGTTATGAGGTGTGAAACTTTGTCAAGGTTCACAGTAGGACCTTCTGGATGATTTAACTCACCGACTGATCTTTTCTGCGACACCTGATCG